GCCTTCACGGTTTGAGTTTTCTCCTGCCTGCCATGAATAAGTGCTTGATTGCTCGCCGGCACCAGTCGCATCGTTCATCATACCCGCGCTGTATGGCAGCAATGCGCCGATCAATATATTTCCGGCAACGGAAATCATCGCGCCGGCTGCCACGCCAATCATCGCGGATTCTCCGGCAGAGAACCCAGCCGCCATCGCGTATCCGCCTTCGCCGCCAATATACCACGTTGCCACGGCTGCGATTGCAACCACGATGATTTGCAGGATGAGCCTGAGCGGGTTTTTGCCATTACCTCCGCCGCCTTGTGGGGACGCGCAGAGCACGACGTTGCCTTCCGGATAAATCAGGGAATAGTCGGCATCTTCAGGAACGAGCTGTCCGTTCACAGCAGCGACATAATAGCAGCCATCCAGCGGGTTTCGTACCAGGTCGATGCAATGCTTCAGCGATAAACCACGTGGGACTTCCTTGAATTCGCGATTGTGCAGCGGGTCAAATGGATTGGTGATATTAGTAATTCGGATGTTTTGCCGTTTTAGGAGTTCTTCCACCGGTAATATCCTCTGATTTTGCGCTTGAAAAAGACGTGGTCGATGCGGGTCACAACGACGCCAGTTTTTTGCATGATGTGGATGAATTTACCTTCTCCGATATAGACGCCGAGATGCTGGACAAGGTTGGGTTTGTTGTGGTCGAGCGCGATAGTCACGGCGCAGCCGACTTCCGGATGTTCGATTTTCTCCCATTTACCGGAGTCGATTTCCGCCTGGATCATGTCGGCGTCAATTTCTGTATAAGCGTATTCTCCGCGGGCCTGCGCGGCGATGACTTTTTCGATGGCCAGGACTTCAATGTCCGGTGTGGAAATGTGATTGCCGTAACGGTTCATAACTTCCACAAACAGACTCTTGCAGTCGTAGGTGTTCTGGTTTTCGCTTCTGCGTTCGTACTTAGCGCCGAACAAATCATGTAATATCGAATCCACCTAAGCCCACCCCCGGTGCGTTTCCAAAACGCCCTGAATTGTTTTTTGCGCGGCAGCCAAGCAATGTGTGGTTGCAGGTCGTATCGGCCCCGGTGTATCCACACAGCCCGTCTGCTCCTTTGAATTTATAGCGGCAATGATTTCTCAATATTCTGTTTTGCGGAAAGCGCCGCTGGTACGGATTGCTTGCCGACAAAACAAAAGTCGCCCATTCGGCATTGCACTTCGGCTGTTTTAACTCGAAGGTGTGTTCGACTTCCGGATTGGCGTTCGGATCTGCGGCGATCACTTTCGTGTTGATGACAGCTATCGATACGGTGATCGGCGAATATCCATTAGCCTTGATGTAATCATCGTAATATTGGATATACTGATCCATGACGCGGGATACGTTGGATATCTGAATATTGACCTGCGGGACTTCCCCGGATGAACCGTCGGAGATTTCACTAATATTGAACACAGGAGCTGCGATCCATGTTTCGGCTTGCGTGTCTTCCGGGTGCTGCCATGTGATATTCTCGGAATTGTTCACGAGACGTACGGGGTCATCTATGCCAGGGATGACAATGCGCAGGCAGACCAAAAATACGCTGTCAGTATTGAGTTTGTTTTTTTCGGTAATAGCTGTTGATGATAGCGGCAGCGGCATCTATACCTCCCGAATCTGGACCGAGAGAGATCGGTATCCCGGAAAGACAATCTGTGAGTCCAGTTCGTCCTGATTAAACATGACCGTATAAGACGTACCCGTGGCAACGTGTGTCCATGTAAACGCCAATCCCTGGTTATTCAAAAAGAATGTCTCGAGTAGCTGGTAATCGGTTTCGGTTAGTGCGCATTTTTTGTCCCATTCCAGCGAGAACACTTTCTTGGCCTTCGACCATTTTCGGCGCTGCTGAACGTATGGTCCTTCTTTTTCAGTTGAATAGACCGGAAACAGGGTTACTTCTCGAATCGGGAAGATGGGTTCTGCTATGCTTGGCCATACTGCCATATTATCCTCCTAATGCGCTGCGCAGTCCGCCCACATTGCGCTCCAATGCGTCGAGCCACACGGTAACGACGTACTCTTGGCCGTTGAAGTTCACGTCGGATTTGGTCTGTTTGAGCGGCGTGCCGCTTTCATTCTTCAGTTCAACCGTAACTGGGGTTGGCTTGTGGACTCCGACCAGACCGCCATCAGCGAAATGCACCTGATTGGTATCGTAAATCGGAGGCGACGGGATGGAGAAGTTGAAGGCGCTGACCGGGATCAGTCCGCGATTCAGTGCATCCAGAAAACTCGCACCATACTTATTGACGGATGATTTCTTGATGACATATTCACCGCCCATCGCCATGATCGGGACGTCGTCTCTATGCCCGGAACCACCCCTGATCGGGCCGCCTTCCGCTTTGGCTTCGGGACCATTAACCATCTGGGATGTTAAGATGCCTATCTGGGTACCGACGAATGCCGAGGCGATCGCAGCATAGGCTGCGCCAACCGCTGGATTGATTTTTGATCCTGCTTCATACGCATTAATGACAGACTGCACACCTTTTATGGTTGCCTCAACGATTGCAATGGCCTTCATGGCATAAAAGGCTTCTTTGGATTTCTTTCCGGTCGCCTCGTAGATCATTTGGGCTGTCTGGGTCATCATACCGGCCATGTCGCCCGCGGTGGTAAGGCGTTTCTGCATGACCTGTTCCTGACTGATCGCGATTTTATTTTCTGATGTCATGACAAAGGCAGCGTAATTTTCTTGCAGGGCCTCGAGTTTTTTCTTGCCGGTTTCGCTGATATTTGCCTTATTGTTTTCGTGTTTTTGAAGCTCTGTCTCAATCTGCATCAAATAACCGCTGTCAGACTGATCGATAGTCTTTGCTTTGAACGCAAGCTCTCCTTCTGTGTCAGTATTTTTCTGGAAGAACTGGGATGCCGCTGTGTCCACAGAGTCTAATTCTGTCTTCAGGGCTTCCGCGTCACTATTGTATCCGGTCGGCGCGAACGGAGTTGTGTTGTAGCCGAATTTTGTACTGGCGCCTGAGGTTGATCGGAGCCCAAGCGTGCGGATCCCAGTCGTGGCGTAAACCTGTGAACGCAACTTCGCGGCATTGGCGTGAAGATCGGTGATGGATTCCCTAAGTTTGGCCTTATCTTTTTCGATATTCAGTGGAGTGTCTGCGATTGTTTTTTCTGCTTCCGCCGATTTTTCGGCCAGTATCTTGAGGGCATCTTTTAGGCTCGATATCTCGACCCCGGTGTCAGGTAGTTTTTGGGAGATAATTTCGATGGCCTGATTAAGCGCGTGCAACCTGGTTTGCGGACTTGCTTCGCCATTGTCAATGACAGCCTGCAAATCTTTAAGCGTGGATAAGAGATTTCTTGCCTCAACAAGGTTGCCCCTCATTGCCTCGTGGCCGCCCTCATGCCGAAAACTTGCAGGACCCTGGTAATGCGCTGGGTCGTACATCCCAAGGCCATTGTCTATCGCGGACTGCATGCCGGGGGCGTATTTGTCGTAGGTTGCCTTATTCGGCATGTATTTGGGTACGATTTCAGCAAAACCCGCTTTAACCAGTTCTTGATCGACTGTTTTTCCTTTTGCATTGAATATTTCGCCAATGAGCCGGTCGTTAGTGTCAACACCGACGATTGTCACCTTGATGCTCCCGCCGACTCCGCCGAGAAGTTCGGTGGCCAGGGCCTTGGCATCATCACCAAACGGTTGACTCGGCCTTGCCGGGTCATTGCCAAAAGCAGGTTTTGCGGTTTCCGGGGCATCGACGTAAGCCATACGGACACGCTGCACCTTGCCATCCGGAAGCATAATATCAATGGTGTCGGCGTCAAGGATCTTGTGCACTTTCGCATCAACCGTAGTCGTTTTCTGCTTCTGCTTGTGATATCTAATCGGGGCATCAGGGACCTTCGGTGTCGTCAACTCATCTTCCCGTGTCTCGACGTGAGTCCTGCCCACAGCAATCGCAGTTTCGATAGCCTTGGCGCTGATCTTTCCGACCGAATCTATGCTTGCCTTCAAGACTTCATCGTAATATTCGGCAATTTGCTTGCCACCGCGCTTATAGATGCCAGTCAATGCATCAATAATGTTCTTGGTGCCGCCTTCGGTGACAGTTTTCAGATAATCCAACTGCGCCTTGGCTTCTTTGGCGATCAGTTCTTGGCGCTGTTGCGCGAATGCGGCGTTCTTGGCATTGATCGCGTTGCGGATTTTATCGAAGTCTTTGGCAGCGTAAGCATCACGGTAATCCTGGGAACCGTAATACTCCTTTATGGCGGCCTGCCGCTCCAGCTCAAGTTTATTGAAGGCGTTCCCCTGCGCTTTGGCCCAGTCTTTTAGGATATTCGCCGTCGCGGTATTGGCCCGAGCTTCGAGCTTATCCATGTTGTGCTGGGCTTGCTGATAGAGGGCGTCTATTCTGGACTTCGTCATCTTGTCGGAGATGCCGCCACCCTGGGCCTCAACCTGGAACGCCAATGCGTCAAGTTCCGCCTGGAGTGACTTGGCTATTGCCTGTGGCGATCGGTCTATAGAAGCCTTCCAGATATCTCCTGTCTTGGATGCGAACGAGACCCGTTCTTCCAGTGCCTTGTTGTAATATTGCTCCAACTCACCGCGGCCCATCAGTCTGCGCCAGACGAAATCATCCGACTTGAAATACGGCTGATCAACTCCGATCATCCTCGGCCGCATGAAATGCTCTTTTTCGGTCAGCGCCTTTAATGCAGCCTGGTATCCGGGATCGTTGAGTTGACCGTAATAATATGCGGAATCCTGGAGTTTCTTGATTTTGTAAGCTGACGAGGCGGCAGCGCCTTCACCGAGATTCGGAAAAGTGTACGCCATGGCGTCAGCCATTACATCATTGATTTTTTGCTGAAAATTAAACTTGACGGATTGCTCCGCGCCAAGGCCGTAAACATACCGTTCACCGAATAATGCCGGGTCAAGGCCCTTGATGCGGCCCGCCTTGCTTGCTTCGAATGCAGCGTTATGTTTATCTACGGTTGCATTGTATTTTCGTAGCGCTTCGTTGGTTATTTTTTGTGTTGCGGTTTGCTGGGCGAGCGCCCTTACGAATTCATCAACACCCGCGCTTGCCGAGCCGGATCTTGGGCCGAAGTCGAGGTCGAGGCCCAGTAATCGATTGAGGCGATCTTTTTGGTGGTCAAGCAGTGAAATCCCGCGTGACTGCATTTCCGCCTGCGCCATGTAATTATCTATGCTCGTATTTTGCTGCTTCAGGGATGTAATTGACTCTATCCATGACCTATCCGGAACCCCGAGGCCAATTAATGGCGTGATTTGCGGTATATTTTCAAATAAATGCCGCAAGTAAGGATTCACGGTATTGGAGTGAGAGTTATACCCGACCATTGACTGGAGTACCCCTGGTGCGTGCTGCCACATCCCTGCCGACGGGTCCGATAATGGTTTCTCTTGGTAAAGCCTGTAATCAAGTGCAAATTCAGCGGCGTTCCTTCCGATAATCTGCGTATGGCCGGATAGTGTCTTGAGGTCGAGGGTGATCATCCTCAGCCAATCTTCGAGCGGGAAACCGATGTTATTCCATTTCCCGAGAGTAAACTGATCTGTCCGATGATCCGGCGTAATCATTGGATTCTTGCGATCATCGTCATCCTTGAATCCGTTAAAGATCTTATACAGCTTATTCCAGAACGGAGCCTTTTCGGCGAGATTTGTGGTCCAGTATTTGCCTTGGCCCTTATCCCACGGATAGAACATATCGATGCGTTTCAGGTATTTCTGTTCGAACTTCGTGAAATACTCCTTGCCGTATCGGTAGAATGTATCCTGGGAATGCTCGATAGCTTCGTCGAGTGTTTTTACGTCCTTACGCAAGTCAGCAAATACAACAGACATTCGGC